GCTTTGGCGTGGTGGCAAATCGACTTAACATTCTCTGAGATACGGGCTGCGCAATCGTATCATCCCCGCCAAGACCGAGCCATCGAGACCGGATCACGTGATACCGCTGCACCGAATAAGGCAGAGCCGAAGACACGGCATAGGCCCGAGAATAATTCTCACTATCACTAACGCTTTCCGCGTAGTTAATAACGCCGTGCTCAAAGATAATGCTTGATATGCGCTTGTCCGTCATATCCTCGACGGTCAATGATCTTTCCAAGAATGTCGCGTTATCACTAAGCGATGCTGCGACTTCACCTTGATTAAGCGGGCGATTGGCGCGAAAACCGATCTCTTGCTCAACGTCGTCCCAATAGAACATGACGCCAAAGTCGCCAAGCTCACCCATCAGCTTTGAAACGCCTGTAGGCTCCGAAATGACGGTCGTCAGATTAAACCCGGAAAGCCAAACACCAGCCTCAGTCTGCCAATCCGTCAAGGGGAGAAAGTCAGTATTGATCCCCGCATAATTCGCCAACAGATCATATGCCACATCCGCAATAGGCTCATTCTCAACGACAAAGCAATCTTGGAACGTGTCGCCAGCATCGTGTGATGACGCTTCACTACCCCAAAGCGCCCGCGCCGTAATCGTGATTGTATCACCAGATCGCGTGTAGGTGACAATCTCAGACCCGATCCGCGCCGTTCCGCTTGAAGGGTATTCCGCACCAATATTCTCCGGCAAAAGACCGAAGGAAGGCAATCCGCTTTCATCAATGTCAGTTTCCAGTGATCCGCCGCTAGGTGACGGGCATTTCGCCTTGTCATTGTCGGCAAGGTCAAGAATATCCTTAGCGGTGATTGTGACGCTATCACCAGCACCCGGCCCGGATATTTCATCAACAACGTAGTGCCGAGCGCGCATGGCAGAAATGGACTGCCCCACTTCCCCCTCAAGAACACGAATAGCCGCCCCGACATAATAGGGCCACCTAGCCTGCATCTTGCCCCAATGCGTGCCCCTGCTAAGAGGATCATACCCGCCCTCGTCGGTTTGCGCGGTGCCGCTTTTGCGCTCCGCTTGATACTTATCAAGCCAAATATCGCTATCCTGCGCGTCGCCCAGCTTTATTGCCACTCGTGCCCGCTTGCCTAGAGGACCAGTCTCATTCCCTGCGCCGCCAAGCGACACCCATGCCGGATTTGTGCTAACAGACCGCAGCAATGGATACACACGCTCTGAGCGCGGCAGTCCGTTTTGCTGCTTGGAATACCTAAGCGTCTTTATGTTATCCGGCGTGACTGGTTCAAAGATTGCGCTATCAAACACCCGTGCGCCGTAAATCGTGCCGCTATAGTCGGTGGCATCTTCATCCGTGCATGTCGTGACGACTACAGTGCCTAGACCGCCGTTTTGCGAACCAGACCATTCCCCACTTGGAAATGCCCCAACCGCCGCATTCGTGCCAAGCGTGACAACCTCATTTACAAACGCCTCACGCCAATAAAGCGCAACGGAATTTGCCGACACATCAACAGCACCATAAAGCGTCCCAATCTTGCCCTCATAGTCAGAGACATCAACGGACACTTTGGCGCAATTTGATGGATGACCGGTGCCACCATCGCCCGCCCTAAACACGAGATTGCCGCTTGTGACGCCAAGGTATAGGCCAGTCACGAACGCGCCCAATTCCATTATGCACCCGGAAGGACCGGACGGGAAAGACAGATCAACAGCAAAGAAAAAGTCTGCGTTTATGGCAAAATCAGCATTTGTCAGCGTGTCGCCTTGGTCATATGACCGATCCGGCCCACCAGTCGGCTCCGCAGGTGCGCCAAAATGAATTGGCGACTGGCATGACTTGCGCATATTGTAGCACTTGCGGGGGTAGTCGCCACCAAGTGCCGCAGGGCATGGGCTTGTGCCATATGTCAGGTTGCAATATGGAACATCAACCTCAACGATCTGTAGCGTCTCACGTGTCATCGTATAGCCTCATCTGCATATCAAATGACATAAGGTCTTTCACGCCCATGTTAGTCGGCGCAATCGTATTGCCAGACCGCCACGCATAGAACAAATCGCCGTATTTCGTCGGACGCCACGCCCAAAAGAACGCGCCGCCATTGTTGAAGTGGCGCTGAAACGCCTTCCATGTCGCACCGCGCAAAAACGCAGGATCAATGTGCGATAGACTTGCTTGCGCAGATGATCCGGCGCGCACCGCCGCCACATTCACAAAGTGACCGCCCTCGGTAATGTTCGACGCCATCTCAACGTTCGTTTGCGTGATTGGTGGCGTGTATCCCGAATAGATACGCTGACCAATAGTGATAGCCGTTGAAAACAGCGCAACACCGACTTCAACATCACTCGACCCAGCATTGGTCACGCGGATACGCCAATAATCCGCAATTGTCGCATCGAAGTAGAAACCAACAGCCTGATTGTCTGACGGGCTAACCGACCCCGATCCGCAATCATTCCAAGTGCCATCGCTATTGACCGAATACTGAATTTCAACGTCCGCGCCGATATCGCCAAGGTTATGCGCGGCGATGGCTACAAAGTTGAGCGATTGCGGCGACGAAAGCACAAGCTGCAATATCGCCGTGCCGGTATCCGGCGTTGCAATCCAAGGGTCATACGTGGATGATGTCCCGGCGAGCGCCGCCGCCTCAACCTCTGTTCCCGTCGCCGTGGTTAGCGTGCCATCATCCGCCGCATTGTCCCAAGCGATGAGTGGGTTGTTTGACGTGCCAGCCGACGAAAGAGCCGCCGCAACGGTGCTATCAATCGCAATCGTCATACGAACGCAATCCCCCTATCACCAGCCTCATCCTGCAATTTGTCCAGAAGACCGGAAACAAATTTACCAGAGAACAAAGCATCGTCATCAAGACCAGATACGCTAACCTGCATCGGTGATGGGGCTGCGGATGCAGCCGCGCCACCCGATGCAGTGCCACCAGCCGATCCGCCGCCGCCAGACGATGTGACGCTCTTGATTGAGCTAACCGCACCCAAACCAGCCGCAAGAACCTGCGCAGCCAACGCAAGCCGCGTCCAAGGTGCCATCGGCACAGGCGAATTGAGCGCCTTGTTATACGCGCCCCAAGCGTCGATCAAAGCCTGCGCCGCAGTGAACGTCTTAGCAATCGCCATGACTTTCTTGCTGCTTGTGCCGGTCAATGTCACAAGGTTATTGAAGTAGTCACCCCATGCGCCAAGCTTGTCGGACAACGTGCCAACGGTCAAAGCACGCACCCGGTCAAGATGCTCTTTGATCCGCTCATATTGGCCTTCCAACTTCTTATCAAGTTTACCCTTGCCGTCCTCATCATCATCACCGCCAAGCCCAAGGATGCCATCAAGCGTCAAGCCCTCGTCTTTCATATTGGCCAGCAATTCGCGGATTTTTGTGATGCTTTCGTATGGCTTTGCCAACTCTTCTTCGAGCGTGGCCTTGGTCCCCATCAAGCCTTCAAGCTGATCATTTAGAGCGCCCATTGTCTCAGCCATAGCCGCTTGCGCCGCAGCCTCGTTGCCACCCTCAAACCCAAAGAAAGCAGGAGCCTTTTCCGCGATGCCGTCAAGGAACCGACCAAACGCAATTTGCATTTTGCCAAGCCCGGTTGACCACGCGAATTGAATTTCGTTGATGACGATTTGGAAGTTGGTTTTAAGGAGCATGACGTTTTTGCTTAGACGCTCAAACGCCTCTTTGCCCACATCCCAAACAAGACCTATCGCATTTCCGAAACCACCAGCAGCGCGCACCAAGCGGGAGAACTGATACACCAACTCACCAGCCGCCACGACAAGCGCGCCGATACCAGTGCGGATAAGCGCACCACGAAGGAACGTCATCGCCCCTGCAAGGCTCATAGTTGCGATGCGCGCGGCAACAAACCCGGCAACGAACTTGCCCGCGAACAGGGTTGCCCCGGTCGCAGCAATCGCAATGATGCGCTCAAGATTGGCGTTTAGGAAGTCCATCGCCTGCGCCAAGCCCTCACTCACAAACGTGATATTGGCAAGCGATCCGGCCAGAGGAACGGCGATAGCGACGGTTGCGCCCATGACCGCGCCAAGGACGCCAAACCCGCCGAGAAGCTGGGGAAGCTGCATGGCAAGTGCGCGACTTGCGCTTGTTCCTGCCCCGACCTGAACCGCAAAGTCACCAACCTGAAACGCGGCGTTTTGAATGCCCCTTCCCATCGCCGCTGATCGTGCGTCAACATTCCGAACCGCCGCGCCCATGCGCTTTGCCGACTTGGTTACACGGTCGAAACCGCGCTCCGCGTCAACAACGCCGCTCGTGTCGGACCTAATGTCAATCTCAATGGGTGGTAGCGCCATTTTCTGCCCCTATTTCCGACCGTGCAATTCCCACCACTCATCATCTGTCAGGTCGGCTTGCTTGGCCCATTCTTTCCGCGCTTCCTCTTTCGGGTCTCGCGTGAAGTGATTGTATATTTCAACCCACTCCGGCAAGGTCATTTCCCAAAACTCGCTTGGCGCTATGCCCCAGCTAACCGATAGCTGAAACATTACTGTCCAATTTAGCCCTTTTTCTTCTGCCCCTTCTTCTTTGGGGCTTGGGCTTTTTTTTCCGGCACATCCTGCGGGCTAATAGCGGCAATGATTTGCTCACAAACCGCAGCGAACCCTTTGCCGCCATTGGCTAGGTCGCCCATCAAGAATGCATAGACGTCATCTTCGTCAAACTCCGCCCCGCCCTCGCGCAGAAACTCACACACGACAAAAGACACGTCGGAAATGGACGGCTTACCCGCGCCAATCTCCTGCATCATATTGATGAGCGTGGTGTTCGATTTGCGCAACTCGCCATCAATGCGGCGCAGAAGGCGGTTGCTAGGCACAAGGCGATATTGATCATCGCCATAGTTCAAGATGATTTCGCGGAAAACGCTCATTTATCCCTCTTAGGTGTAGGTGATGGTGCCAGACGACGCGAGTTCGCCGGATACGGTGCCCGGTTCGGTGCCTTCTGCACCAGTTACGCCATAAGACGTAATCCCAAACTTGCCTGCAAACGTCCCGAGGCCACCCACATCGACTTGGCAATCATAGGTGAATTGATCCACATCTGCCATAAACGTCAGGAGGTCATCATTTTTGCAGATGCCCTCAAAGCCCCCCGACATGGCCCACTCGCCAACCGCGTCGTCAATGAATGTCTGAACGCCAGCATCATCTTTGTCGGTGATCACAATGCCTGCCTTGGTGATTGTGAAGTTGTCGGACGTGCTGCCGACGATTGCCGTGTATGTAGACCCGCCGTCGAGGCTGATCTTGATGCGCAAAGCGCGTCCTGCAAAAGCTGCATGTCGAAAACCTCCTAGAAATGGCGTTTGAGAAAATATACCGCATTGCGGCGTCTTATGCTAGGTCAACGTCATAGGTTACTCCGAAGGTCATAACGGCGTGGCGTGTAACCCCATCAGGATCATCATAGAACGTGTCACCGATAAACCGTGACGCAATGTGATGCGCCCCGGAAATGGCCAAATCCCCCAAGTGCAAAACGTCATATACAAGCCCGTGAATTTGCTTGGCCTCTTTCATGCCCTTATGCCGCGTCCAGATATGAACCTGACATACTGCGTCAATGCCGTTACTTGTCTTGGTATCCATCGGGGATAGAACATCGCGCCCGATCACGACAAAGGGAAAGGCGCTGTCGTCTTCACTCTGCGCAGCCTGTGGCACATGGTCATAAACAGCGACAATCGCCGCCATGAGTGAAGCGTTCCCGGTTAGGGCGCTATAAATCGCGCTTTGCAGTGCGTCAGCCTTCATTTGATAGCCCTCTCTAGCGCGCCCTCTATTAGCCCCTTGATCTTAGGCCAGTATTGCTTTGCAACTGGCATCCACACCGGACGCTCCTCCGGCATGCGAGACGTTCCCCATTCCAAATAGGCCGCATACATCAGCCCGCTAAACACCGACGCCCGCGCAAATCCCTTGCGGTCGAACATCACGCTATTCGCCAGCCGTCCAGTATCGCTCATGGGTGCCTCACCCGGCGCAGATGCTTGGTGAACAACGCCACGCCGCTTATAGACGCGTCCAGTCGCCGGGCCTTGCTGAATACGGCGCTTGATTTCGGACTGCATCATGAGGCCACCAGCTGCAACAGCATCGTCAACGCCCTTGCGCATTTCTGCGGTCAACTGACCAGCCGCTTGCTCAAATGCTCTTAGCCCCTTGACCTCAACGCGAATGCTCACACCGGCACCCCTTGATCTACATCAATAACCAACCATTGATTGCGAAACTCCAGATTGTTGATAAACCGGATATTGTGACGCCGCCCGTCAATCTCGATTGCGTCCTTTTCGGTCAGCCCCGAGAAATACCGAACCACCACACGCAGGCGCGCGGTTGCCTCCACACGGTCAGACGCATATCGCTCCGAGCCAGAGAGCGCCTTCACATTGCCCCGCGTCGGGCTGTCTGAGATAGCAGCCCAAGAGGACGTGACGCCGCCCATGCCATCGGCTGTCTGCGTCTCGCGCTGAAACACAACAGCCGTGCGCAGGTCAGACGCCTTGTATTTGGAGCAGCACATCATGAGAACGGCAATTCATCGTGGCGACGATACGGCGAGACAAGTCGGGCCATTTGGTCCGTCACCCCTTCGCACGTGCCGTCATAAAGCGTAGAAACATACATCTTGATTGCCTGCACGATTGGCGCGGGAATGCTGCCCGAGCCATACCCCGCGACATACGTGATTTCCACAGCGTTCGTTGCGCGAAGTTCGGCTGGCCATGTTTCGCCCTCATTGAGATATACGCGCCCCCCTTGCAGGTCCACTTGGTAATTGTCGCTCGAAAACGTGCTGCTATCGTTTGCCCGGTCATAGGTCACAACGCTAGTGACGCTTTGAAGCGGCCCAAACGGAAGGTCTATGCGGTCAGGATTACCGAGAACATAAGAGCGCGGCAGATCATGGACGCCACCGCCAAGCGACATAAGCGCAAGGTCAGGGTTCACGTCCGCAAAGCGATCCATTCGGAAAACAAACGTCTCGGTCAGAAGGCCGATGCGCAGGTATTGTTTCATGGCCTCAGTTGCCGACGTGACAAAGGACGCGATCAGGTCATCATCGCCTGATCCATCAACGCGCAAATATTCCTTCATATCTGCCGCGCTTACTGCCGGATCATCAGCCGAGGCCGTGACAGAAACCGATTTGCGATTGAACGTCATGCCTTAGCCTTTCTCGGGCGACCGGGCTTGCGCTTGGCTTTCGGTGTGGCCTTATTCTTCGGCGCTGCCATGTGTGCCTTATTCTCCGGTGCGGCGACCTCTGCCTTGCGCTCAACAATGGCCACAGCCCCATCGGCAATGAGATTGCGTAGAAGATCATCGCCAACCCTGTGAATGCTTCCCTTTGCCCATGTCTCAACCCGCAGGCCATCCGGCGAGACTGACATTGTTTTGAGCATCTCGATTTCCGTCATGGCGTGAACACCCTCTGAATAACCCTAAAGCCAGTGAGAGGGCCAGCCGCAGCCAGCCCTCCTGCAAGCGTTAGGTAGCAGCGGTGCCGCTCTCGATGGTCGCCTCACCCATCACAGCGCCCTTGCGCTTGATAGCGTGAACCGTAACAGCCGCGTCAGTGCCAGTGGTGCCAACGGCGGTCATGCGCACATAGCGCTTTTCGCCGCGATAGCCGATGGAGCCGACAAGCGTGTCGTCGTCGTCATCGTCGGTCACTGCGAGGTCGCTTTCTGCGCCGATCAGGTCAGCATCTGCAACGGCGGTTGCCCCTGCGTCCGTGGTGTCGTCGCCTTCCTCAACTTGGAAGGTGAAGCCACCCGCTGCGCCTGCGTCGGTGACGGTCCCGGTCGATACGGTGAAGGTCAGGCTTTCCCAACCCTGCATATCGATCCAGTCGCCCTCGGCTTTGGTCGTGCCGGACAGGGTGGCAGAGAGCGCCAGCCCATATTCGGCGTTGTTGCGTTCGTCAAACTTAGCCATGATGTTTCCTTTCTTCAGGCTTACGCGGCAACTTTGCCGATGGTGATTGCGTCAAACGAGGTCACGTCACCGCCAACACCTTTGTAGGTGTAGTAGGTGATGAAGCCCTTGTTCGTGTAGGGGTCACGCAGGACGGTCATGTCCATGCCGTCAACGATGGTGTATGCCTTCGAGAAGTCAGCATAGACAACCGAGAGAGCGTTTGCAGCAACGGCGGGCATGTCATCCATGAACAGGACGGGCTTGCCGAGAAGCTGAATGGTCGCTTGACCGTCACGCATCAACACCGGGGAGAAGAAGAAGTTATCATTCCCCTTGAGTTGCAGCGCCTTGCCGAAGGTCGCACGCTTCATACCCCAGACTGCGCCAGCCTGATACGGCTCTTTGAGCGAGTTCTGCACTTCGATCAAGCCGCCAGCAGTGAGAGCCGCAGCCGCACCCATGTTGACCTGATTGATTTTGTTGCGCTCATAGGTGCCAGACGATGCCTGTGCAGCGTAGGTCAGGAAGCCACGCGGCTTGTTGACGCCATCGCCAGTGACAAACGCAGTGCCTTCAAGGCGCGCAAAGCGATCTGCAACCTTGCCGTCAAGCCAGCTTTCGACATCCACATAAGACGCGCGAACCTGCTCCGGCGTCATGCGCGGGTCAGCTTCCATCTTGTGAACGGCGATCACCTTGCGGCCCACTTGCGGGGTATCGGTTTGACCACCGGATGCACCTTCGGAAACCCAACGCGCCCCGGCCTGATTGTCATCAATCAAGACTTCAAGCGAGGTGGATTGAGTGCGCTCGATGTTTGCCACTTGGCGAACGGGCGAGCTTTCGAACACACGGTCAACAACCGTGGTGGAACGCTCTGGATACACGAGGTATCCGCCATCCGGGTTGCTGTCGGTGGACATTGCCTTGAGTTCGATCTGTGCGCCAGTGCCTGCGTCGATGCCGTTCTCACCTTTGCGGAGGAACGCCTCAAACTTGGCTTTTGCCTCGTTTTCCTCTTCGCCACCCTGACCGCCAGGGCGGTTCATTGCGGCCTGCATTTTCGCTTGCGCGTCCTGCAATTCCTGCATTTTGGCGGTGATGTCGTTCGTCGCCTTGTCGAATTTGGCTTGGTCGATCACGTCCTTGGGCATGTTGCCCTTAACGCCATCAAGTTCGGATTTGAGGTCAGCAAGGCCGCTATTAACGCCCTCAACAAGACCTTTGAGTTCTGCAAAGTCGGTCATGATTTACCCTTTCATCATTTGCAGTGTTTCGTTCAAAAGTGATTTGAGTTCGTCAACCTCTCGCTGATCGTCCTCACGGCCTTTGGTGTCTGCCTCACGCAGAACAACCTCCAACCGCTCCCATGCGCCCGCCGCTGCCGCCTTTGATGCGGTGCGGCTAAAGCCCAAGTCCTTGAATACGCGCTCAATGTCGCGCTTACCCATATCAGCCGATTTCATGGCGTAGATATTGGCCAATTCATTCATGGGGAAAGTGACAACGGACGTTTCCCACAAGTCCAGCTTGACCAGCTTGCGAGTGCCGTTCCCCTCGTCCATTTCGTATTCTTGGGTCCGATATCCAATAGAAAGCCCCTCAATGGCCCCCATCTTGACCAGAGCGGCGATTTCCGCACCCTTCGCGGCTTTCTTACTGATACGACCGCGCATGAATAGGCCGTTTTCATCCTCGCGCACTTCATCCCATGCGCCAATCGGCTGTGAAGGGTCATGTTGCCAAAGCATTTTTGGCTTCCGGCCCGATGCGATGCATTCCTTGAACGCGCCCGGCATGACAATATCGCCGCCGTTGTCCTTGTTACCAAAGATGGAGCCATAGCCTGAAACGGTTAGATATTCATCATCCTCGCCATCGGCCTTGACCTCAATGGCCCCCGCCTTGAATTCGAGAACCCGCCCCGCGTCCTTTGCTCCGAGAAACATGCCCATTGCAAACCCCTTGCAAATAAAGTTTGCAAAGTTATAGCACGGATTTGCAAATGCGACAAGAAACCGCGTTGACTAGTCGAACCCGGCAGGGATGTAACCCACGGTGCATCGGCAGTTGATAGACGCTCCGGCAGGAAGTGACGGATCGCCGGGCCGTTGGCAAAGAACAACGCCGCCTAGGTATGTCGGCATCTTGAACGGATCATCCATGCCCACCTTTTGGCCGTCCATTGACCGATGGTTGTATTTATCCACCACGCCATCACCTTCGCCAAAGTCGCGCGTCCTGTGGTCGTGAACGCTCATCCACTCCTTGCGCAATTCCAGCCCGGTCGCCCGTGCGCTTTCCTGCGCGCCGTAGTTTGCTGCGCCGTGGGTTTCCGTTCTGGCGATGATTGCCGCGCGCCTGCGGGCAATGCCGGGGATTTGATCTGTAATCAGCTTGGCGATTGCCTCAACGCCTAGACCCTCGGCCTGACCTTGCGACACGGCGTCCACAATCATCCTTCGAGTGGTTTCCGCCACGCTCACAATGCGCCGCCGAATGGCTTCCTGCGCGATCCAGTTGAGCGCGAGCCGGGCAAACATCTCGCCAAAAGTCTCCTTGGCTTCCAGATCAAGGCCGAATGCCTTTGCAGATACGAACAT